GCCGGGCAAGATTTCCCCGCGCGCCAGGTCACCGTCACTGATAACCGTCACCCCCTCACCCACTTCCGGGCACCACCAAACAATGGCACTGCCCGTGCGGGCGGGCTTCCAGGGTAACCAACCAGTAAATTGATTCGGCCCCCACTGTACCTTGGCCAGGGCTTTTTCCGGGTCAACCTCGCTAATGGTACCGCGCACCACCATTTGATGGCTGCGCCGCTCCAACGCTTCCAGGCGGGAAAGTACAGTCTGTAACAACTGGTTATCCATCGGTCAAAGTCTCGTAGTCATCCTCATGGGCGGCCCCCACATTCGGGGATAACCCCAAATGCACCACGGTCGGTAAAAAGTCCTCGTCTTCCCACACGGCCCCTAAATGCACCGCCTGGGTGTAATTCACCACCCAGGATTCAAAGCCCTTTTCATCCGGGCGAAACATGCCAGGAAACGCTGATAAGCGTTGCGGCACCTCAATGGCCCCGCCTAAGCCAAAGCGGTTTTTATGAATTTTCTTCATCACCACGGCGGCAAAATTGCAGATTTCAAGCTGTACGCGCTGTGTTTCGGCCGACAACACACAATGTAAGCGCATATCGACATTGACCGCTAAGCGGCCCCCGGTGCGAGTGTCGCCGGGGTCAATCTCCCCCAGTTCTACCAAAATGGCCGGGGTAACCACTTTATCTAATTGGTGCGCATCATAGACGGCCACCTCACGCACATTGGGGATGGTGTCCAATTCGGCTTTAATCGAATCAAATAGCGTTGTAAAGCCGGTTAGTGTGTTATCGCTCATGGTTCACCGCGTAATTTAATTCTTGGTCAATGACCTGGTTAAAGCGCTGTTCGGCTTGCTTTTCGTAGCGGCCAAATATCTCATTGGCCCGCGTATGTACCTCAATGCCAACACGGCGTACCGGGAACCGGCCGCCCTCACCAGGGGCCAGGGTGCTGGCACGGGCGCGCTGCTTTCTGCCCCACTGGGGTAAATCCACCCCAAGGGCCTGGGCGCGGCTGGCCCGTATCCACACTTTGGGGCCGTCGCCGTAGATGTCCCGATAAAACGCGCCCGGAAACTTGCGTTTACCGACGGTCACACCGCTTTTGGTTTGGCGGGGCTTGCCTGCCATTTCAGCGGCCAGGGGCGCGGTACCTAACCACAGTATGTGTATACCGTTGGTGCCCTTGCCTGTTTGACTGAGCGTAAGGCGATGCTTAATGGCCTTTTGAGGAACGCCCAGTTCCTTAGCAATATCGCGACTGATGCGCGTTTGTAGCCAGCGCAGGGTCTTTTTAATGGCCCGTTGCACTGCCTTTTCAAGTTGGGCGGGCGTGGCGGCAATTTGTGCCGTGGCCCGCGTAATGTCTTGGGCAAAGTTCATTTGTATATCAACGCCAGGTTGCGCCATTTTTACTGTCATCCTCTGCCGTTTGGGTGGGTTTCACACTTAAGTAAATCAATGTGCAACCGTCGCCGTCCGCGTCCCAATCTGCGGGGTAGTACACGGTACCTAGTATGGTGAACGTCCATTGCTTAGATAGCGTTGGCACATCCTCGGTTAATACCCGTAGCGTATGGCCACGGCGCTTTAGCGTGAGGCCGCCACCGTTACCACGTACCAGGCTTTCTTCTTCCGGGTTTTCATAAATCCCTTTGAAGTTGGGAATACGTGCCCCGGTATCGCTTTGCGCGTCTATCGGGGTAAACCCGCCTAACCGCCGGATAACCCGGCGGCTGGCGCGCTTAAACGGGTCGCGCATTACTGCCCCGGGGCCGTCGTCATCTTAAGGCGACGTACCGCCAGTGGGCTGGTACACACGTTGATCACGTTGGTTTGTGATTCGATGTCTACCCCTTTACCCATGCGCTTGGCTTCTGAGCGTGAGTAATACGGCAAGCCGATGGTGTTAACCGTTTCGTTGTAGTTCGCAGGGGCAAAGCGGGTAATAAATAGCCCTGGCTTATCCTCTGGTACCAACACGGCTTCCACGTCGTCGCGATCACCGAAATACTTTTTATCAGCAAAAATTTCGTCTAGCTCTTCCCAAATCACGTTATTCCACGACACACCGGCGCGCACATCGTCACGCAGCGCCGCACCGTTTTGGTAACGGTCGAACGCTTCTTTAAAGCCGTCATTTTGTAATAGCTGGTCAAAGAACGATGCACTACATAGCGCGCGGTAACGCTTAGCTTTAATGCCTTTTTGCGCTTTTTCTGACTTGCGTTTAATGTCCAGTAACTGGGTGCGCAGGGTGTCTGGTTTGGTAAAGTCCACCGTGTCGTAGGCTGGCGTAATGCCAAACTTCGTAAACAGGTTTTCAATCACCTCACCACTGGCCCCCATCACCTTGCCGACAATCGCACCCATACGTAAATGTTCAACGGTTGCGTCCAGGCTTAGGCGGTGGTCTTCGTGCTTTTCAGCAATTAGGGTGTCCAGGTCTTCCAGTTCGTCATCGCTACCAAATGCGCGCACGTTCTGGATATCGTCGGCGTAAATTGCGCCCTCTAGTGGTAGGTGAACCGCTTTAAACGTAAACACATTACGGGTGCGGTCTTCGGTGCGGGTACCGTCTGCGCCACGCTCTTTTTCAGGTACCAGGATAATCTGGCCGTCTTTGTACTCGATATCAGCATGGGTGGTGCGAATACCGCGTTCCTGGAACCAACCCAGTTCCGCCAGGCGGGTATTAGGCACATCCGCGTTATTGATTGAAGCGGTAAGCGCTTTAACAGTAAATTTCCCCGATTCCAGGGCGTCTTGAATTTCCATCGTGTCTTCACTCTCAAAATGGATTAAACAGGCATAAAAAAGCCCGCACAGCGGCGGGCGTTTTCACAAGTAGCAGGGTTTAACGCGCGATAATGTGACGCGTGGCCAGTTCGGCTGTCCAGTCCGCTTTTTGCTGCTCGGTGGCGGCCTCTGGCCACGTTAGCTTGTCCGCGTCCACAGCGGCTAAACGGGTAACCGCTAGCCCTTGTACGTCCGCGTCGGTGGCATCGTAATAGTTAGAGCATACGGCCACCGCCACGTTGGCTTCGGTCGCCTCCGGGTCGGCGTCCAATTTGGTGTAGGTGCCGTCAATTTCGCCCAGCACTTCACCGGCAACGAATTTTCCCATTGATAAGGTGACATCATCCTGGGACAGCTTAGGAATGGTTTGAATTAAATGCGCACCAGGGCGCTGCAGTAGTTTTGGCATGGCCAACCCCTTACGGTTTGTGGTTAAACATCAACAACAAAAAAGCGCCTTAGCGGCGCTTCTTGTAAACGTCTTTGGTGGACAGACTGACATCCGCCCCCGGTGTGCCTTTTTCGGCGGTCTGGCGCTCGATGTCGCGGCCGTCGTCCGCGTCAGATTGCGCCGCGTAAATCGCTTTGCCCACCATATCCAGCGGGTTATCCAAACTCGCGGCGATATCATCAAATGCCCCGGTTAAGCCAGCGGCGGACAGTTTATCTTTTAGCCCAGCGGCCAAGTCGATACGGGCCAGGGCGTCTTCTTTTGTCATACCGGCGACAAGTAAGCTGGCCGATAGGGCAGGCACCCCCTTTTCACTACACGCAGCGGCGATGGTTTCCGCTGCAGATAGGGCCGTTTCCGGCTCCGGGTTTAACAGCGTTATAACGTCGGGGCGGTCGGCTTTCAGTGCGGCCACAATGTCGGCGGCGGCCAGTTGGCTGGCACCGGCGATCACAATAGTTTTATCTTTGCCGCCCTCGGCGGTCGTCGTGGTTTTACTCATGCTGGTAGTTCCCTGGTTAAGTTCAGAAATAAGGGTTTCAAGGCTGCCCAGGCGGTGGGCCATGCCCTTATCCACGGCCACTTGGCCAATAAGAATACCGCCTTTACCAAAGTCATTTTTAACGGTGTCAGCGGACACGCTCATGTTACGGGCAACCCGGTTAATAAAGACATCCGCCAGTTGGTCAACTTGGTTTTGTGCGGCCGCCTGGCCCTCTTCGGTAAACACATCTAACCGCTTGTTGGGCGATTGGCTTGATACAATCTCTAAGCGTTCCGGCTCGTCGTCATTAGGGCGGTGGCGTTCGGCGGTCATCACTACCCCGACGGAACCTAAGCGCGCGGTGGCGTCGATCACGACTTCATCACAGGCCGACGCTAACCAATAAATTGCACTGGCTCCGGTGCCGCCGATATACGCTTTAATGGGCTTTTTACCACGGGCCTGGTAAATCATTTCGCCCAGTTCGTGTATGCCGTTGGCATCGCCGCCGGGACTGTCGAACGTCAGTACAATGGCCTTGACCTTTGGGTCATCCAGGGCCTGGTTAAACTCCTTGGCCAACGCGGCGGTTGATATGCCCCCGCAAATGTCATCAAACATCGACGCGTAACGGGAAATCACCCCCACCACTGATAGCACGGCAACGCCGCCCTCTCGCATTTCTAAACGCGGGGTGAGCGCCTGGCCATCGCGACCGGCGACCGCTTCCGGCTTAAAGGCTTTAAAGACTTCCAGGTCAATGTCGTTAATGTCACGGGCGGCCAAATTCGCCATGCTGCCCAGCACTTGGGGCGATACCGCCCACAGGTGACTGGTTAAATAATTCAGTGCAAACGCGGTTTTCTTCATTCGCCACTGTCTCCTGTTGTGTCTGACGGGGTGAATAACCCACCCACACCGGTGTTATGCTCCACGCCCTCTTCGTCGCAAATCTCTTTCCAGCGCTTCAACGCTTTGGCGTTGCGGCGCATGTTGTTATCCAAATCCTGGCCATGGTCGGCGGCCTCGGCTTCGGCGTTAGATAAGTTGTAACGAATGGCTTTGTTGCGCGCGTTAATCTCTTGCTCCGGGTGCAAGTGTTTAAAGGCGTCGGTGCGAATATCCAGCGCCCAATAGGGCCACGGGTTATCACTGTATCCGGGGGCGTCGATTGCGCCGGTTAACACAGCGGCATCGACAAACCAGCGCCAAATCCCAAAGGCAAACTGAAACCCGGATAAGTTGGTTTGATCAAAGGCAATGCCTCGGCGGTACTCGTTTAAAAACGCACGTACTAGGCGATCATTAAGGCCCGCCCAATCATCGGTTAATAGCGCATACGGGATATCTTGCCCGGCGGCCAACTGCAGGGCCTGCCAACGCATGTAATCCTTATAACCGCTCCCGGTATCGTCCCCGCTGAATAAATCCAGCTTTTCCCCTGGCACCCCACGCAACATGGTACCGGCGCGCACGGTTTCCGCGCTGTCATACGCCTGGCTGTCACTGTGCAAGGGTTTACCGGTGGCCGGGTCAAATTCCCAATCGTCCTCGCCGCTATCTTCGCGATACAAAAAGCCGGTAAACGCTGAGCGTTCGCGCTTGCGTACCAGTTCGGCGTCGTCGTAATCCGCAAACGTGCGGTCTTTTAATAGCGCCGCTGCAGAGTCGGGCACCCCGCGTATTTGCCCTGGGCGGTCGGGCCGGTAATGGTGAATAACATCACGGGCCGGGACACGGGTTAGCTTGGCCAGTTTGATGTCGGTTAAATCATCGTCCGGGTGAACGTCGTAAAACCAATACGCCACCTTTTGGCGCTTATAAAACTCAATCCCCTGTCGGATACGGCGGTGTTTCGATAACCGGCGGTTTAATGAAAAGGGACAGTGATCCCCCTCTAGCAATTCCACTTGTAACCCAAACGGTAAGCCGTACTGACCAGGACGACGCAGGCGCAGGGCAAACACTTCACCCGACATGCGGCGCGCTTTGACGGCCAGGTGTAACAACCCGGCAAAGTTCAAATCGGCCCACGGGTCTAACTGGGCGGATAGCTGTCGCCATAACCCGTTTAACGTGGCCGCCAGGGCGGTGTCGGTATGGGTACTTAATAGCGTAAAGCCCCGGCCCACTTCGTTGGTGGTGTTTTTATTAATGGCGCTTTTTAATAACAGGCTATTGCGGTAACCGGCGCGGGCGCGGTCGCGTAGCTTTCGCCCACTGTAATGGTTTGCCTGGTTTGGCCCCACGGACGGGGCCGACCAGTTTGCGGTGCGGGCTGTGCGGGCGGCCCCCTCATACGCCTTGTTCGTGCTGGGGTATGGGTTACCCTGCAAATCGACTATGGCACTCATCCTAGCCCCCTATCGATGACCGTGCGCACCCCAAATAAGGGGCTTCTACGGCGGCCCGCTTTGCCCGATAACACCGCCATGATGTAACGGCGGGCTTTTAACATTTCGTCCAGGCTGCGATACTCCACCTTGCGCCCGTTGACCTCAACGGTCTTTTCTCCCGCGCTAATGGCTTCATCTAAATTATCAATATCCGCTTGCGTAAACGCCATACAATCCCCTTACATACTAGAG